CTCGATCGGGCTTGGCGTGGCGGTACTCTCAGTGCCGCCGGTCGGTGCGTGGTCGCGCACCGTGTAGCGCACATCCGCGCTGATAATTTTTTCGTTGTCGGCTAAGCCCTCAAACACAACTCGGCCCGTCTGCGTTGGCCGGTTCGTCGCTTCCGGCGGCACGGTCAGCAGGCCGTCCGTACCCAGCGCCACGCGAATGCCAGGCGTGTCCCAGTGGTCGGGAGGATAGGTCGGCCAAAAGGTCGCCGTCACCAAAGTACAAACATCCCACGGCTCGGCTAAAGTTACCTGGATGGTTTCATGCCCATAGCTGCCCCAGGTGCCAAGGGCGATTTTTCCGGTCGCACTCTGCCCGCTTTCAGACGCGGCCTGCGCGTCATAGCCAGACAGGGTGATCTGCCAGATGGATGCCATGGAGTTCACCTCTTTCTCGTTACGTCATCAGTCGGCGCGCTTTCGGTCTGGTCGCCCTTGCTCCGCGCCTGCGTCATCCGCGCGATTGCGAGGTTAGCCTGTGCCGTCGCGTCCTGTTTCTTCGGCTCTTCGTCCGCGTCCTGCTGCATCTGCGCGCGCACGGCCTGCAAAATGTTTTCCAGCACCAGCTCGTCCACTGCCAGGCTGAACCCGTACCGGTTGAACGTGCCCTCCACGTCCCTCCGCAGGTCATGCACGCGCTTGTCAATGCTCTTCATCTCAGCCCTCCAAATGCGCCGCCGCGTCGGTGCGGATGGTGGCGATCGCCGTCAGCACGTCCTCGTCCAGTACAACGTAGTTCTTGCGGTTGTTGGTGCTCACAATGTTGCCGTCTGCGTCCAGCACGCTGTAAGAGAGCGTCACCCGCTCCCCCTCGCCGGTCGTCAGCACGCTAAAGCCTGTGATTTTGTTCATGGTCAAATCTCCTTTCAACTCGCTTCTTCTATCGTCAGTGGCAAACTCACCGCCGCTTCTGTTTCCGCCGCGTCCAGCAGGGCCGCGCCCCGGTTCTCCTCCTCCGGGTACTTGGCATCGCTCACGTCGGCGTACACGCCCTCAAAGCCGCGCTGTACGCCCCAGCACACCCAGTCAAAGCACTGTCCCGCCGGGCCGTGAACGATTGCGCCAAAGGCCGTTTTTTCTGCCCACAGCGCGGCGCTTGCGCCCGTCGGGGTCAGCGCCCAGCGCAAATCCTGCGTTTCGCTCACGGTCTCGCGGTAGCGCGGTTCGGTTGCGATGTAACAAAGGCCGGTTTCATCACACTCGCCGCTGCCCGCATCGCAGAACATCGGCTCCGGGCTTTCCACCGCGTTGATGGCCAGGTTTCCAAAATCGGTGCGTACAATGCGGTTCTTGGCGTCCCACGCGCTCAGGGAACGGCACTGGATGCCCTGGTTCACCTCCAGTTTTCCGCTGCACCCCACGCTGTTGTCCACCTGCTCGATCGTGATGCCCTGAAAGCTGCTGTCGTGCCACCATCCGTATTTCTGGTAGCGGGTGTCCGCGCAGAAAATGGTGGTGTCGCCCTCCGTCGTGGTTTTCAGCCCGTTCTGGATCACCCCCTGCGACATCCCGCTGCTGGTGGCGGTGCCCCCGTACCACTGGATGCCGCTCTTGTCGATGTACACCCGGTTCCCGTCGCTGGTGCCCATCCGTATCCAGGCGTTGTCCAGGTCGTACACCGTGGTGTAGTTGAGATTGTGTATCTGGCCGGTGGTAATGTTTCCGCCGTTGATGATCGTCTTGTCCTGGTTCCAGGTACTCAAATCCGAAAATGTCACCACGCCGGATAGGTTGATCTGTGTGCTGGTGATCTCTGTTCCGCCCGCCGTCAGCTTGATGGTGCTGGAAGTGCCGCTGGTTGAAGCCGTTAGCTTAATTTCGCTCACCGTCTGTTTGATCTCGGTCTTGGTTTCGGCGGTGGTCAGATAGTCCCCGGTGCTGGCCGTCCAGGCAGTGGGTGCATTGCCCATCTGCACCATGGGGTGCATGATGGTCAGGTCATTGGTAACGGTGGCGTTATCGTTCGCGGTACTCACAAACAGGCCGTCAGCATATCCATCGGCAGTAGCCGTAAAGGCTGCCCAGCGCAGCTTCCAGCCATTATCCAGCGCAATGTCCTGCTGGGCCTGCTTGAACGCGGAGCCGTAATAGCTTTTTGTGCCGCTGCTGCTCTTGGTCTCGAACTGCAAAAACAGGCTGTCGGTGCCGGAGTTGAGCTTGTACAGCACCGATGCGCAGTAGGTCATGCCCTTGGCAATCACCAGCGTTTTGCCCGCCCCAAAGTGGAAGCGGGTGTTCCGGGCCTTGTTCGTCACATGGACGGATTCGCCGCTGATCGTGTATGTTCCTTTTTTGCTCAGGTCGTTGCCGCCTGCATCCATGGACGCATTGTTCCAGTTATCCGTTTCGGTAATAATGTTGTTTCCGCCTGTGATCCGCTGGGTCACGGTCTGGGTGATGCTGTCGGCTTTCTGGTCAATCGCGGATACCGATTTTTTGACCGTCTTGAACTCCTGTTTCGTGCTGTCAAGGTCATCCGAAATGGTCGTGGTGGTTTGTTCCAGACTGCTGACTTTGGTGCTGATGCCGTCCGCCTTTTGGCTGATGTTGGAGACATCTTCTTTCAGGCTCTCCACCGTTGCTGTGGTGGCATAATCCTGCAGCTTGCTGTCAACGGCATCATTGGCAGCGCTGGTGGCGGTTTCCTTCACGTTGGCCGTTACCGTTTCGGTCACTGACTTTGTGACCTCGGTTTTGATCTCGTCAGCGGTCTGCGAAAACAGGCTTTTGGCGCTTTCCTGCGTCAGGTAGTCGCCGCTGCTGGCGTTCCACGCGGTCGGCGCGTTGCCGTATTGCAGCATGGGGTGCAGCAGCTCAAGCTTATTGGTGCAGTTGTCATTGCTGTCAAACTCGACAGTTTCTAGAATGCCCGTATAGTTATGGCGGGGCGTCCATGTACCATACCGCAGCACCCAGCCGTCCGTCTGCTCAATTTCGAGCTGGTCAGCGGTTTTTATGGAGGCAATGTAATTTTGTCCGTTATCGCCCTTGAACGCAATGCCCATCCGCAGCGCATCAGTGCCGGAAATGAGTTTGTACATGACGGACATGCATATAGTGACGCCCTCGGTGATATGAGCGCCAACGGTGTTGAACTTGAACCCGCGGCATGTGTTCGCATTGGTGATTGTTGCACTGCCATCGTCGCCATACACAACGCTGCTGTCAATGCCAACATAGGTGGCATTTTTGAAGCTCTCGCTGCCCAGGATCAGGTTCCCACCGCCGGTGATTTTGGTGTCTTTTTTCACCTCCGCCGAAAGCCCGTCCACCGTCTGTTTCAGCTCGCTGTAATTGCCGGAAAGCTCACTCGCGGTCACGGTCAGGCCGTCCACGCTGGTCTTGATCTCCAGCATTTTGCCGGTCAGGTTCTTGTAGCTCTGGCTGTTCACCGCGCTGGAACTTTCCCGGCTGGCGCTGCCCACGCTCTCAAAGCTGGCTTTGCCGGAGGAGATTGTGGCGCTCATCAGGTAGGTATCAAACTCCCGCCCGCGTGCGTCCTTAACGTGTACGATCTGCCCGCAGGCAAGGCCGGAACCACTGGGCACGGCCACTTTGCACGGGGTATAGGTCACGCTTTTCAGCACGTTGTACAGGTTTTGGGCAACGGTTTTCAGGTTGGCTTCGGTGCCGGTTGTCAGCAGCAGGTTGCCCTGCACTGCATAGGTGTTGGTGGCAGTGGTGCTGTCGGGGTAAATCACGCCCACGTCACTGTCCGACTGCCGGATCTGGACTTTCTCAATGGCCTTGACCGTGTAGTCCTCGTAGCTCAGGCTGTCAGCATAATAGGCGGTGCTGTTGCTGACGCCGTCCGGGGTGATTTTAGCCGTGCTGCGCTTGTCTGTGTAGGTCAAGAATTGCAGCTTGCCGTCTGCATTCATGTGGGCATAGCAGCCAGCTGCTTCCGCCGCCCAGGAGATAATCTGTCGGCAGGTTAAATCATCCGCATAGAACGCCTGCACGCTGTAGCTGCCGTTAATGGGCAGGCTGCTGCTGGCAAGTGTGACCCCTGCCCGCTGGCAGGCCAGCTGTACCAGCTGCCAGATGGTCTTGGGAAACTGTGCCTGATTGGCCCGCAGCCAGCCGGAAAAGTCCGCATCCAGCTTGGACATGGTGTCATAGGCCGTGACCTTGTAGCTGTTGCGCTTGGTGCGGGTGGGCTTTTCGGCGTAGAAAATGCCCACCTTGGTGCGGTTCCCGGCATCGTCCAGCCGGTAGTAGGTCAGGACGTCTCCGGCAGTAATTTGCAGGCTGCCGCCCGGGTCCGCCCAGATTTCGGCTTCAATGTAGTCCGAAAACGCAGAGCCGATGGTAAATTCCTGCCCGGCGTTCACCGCAGTGTGCAGCGTCAGGCTTTTGACCGCGCTGCCGGGGGAGCCGCCCTTTAACTCGGTGCCGCTGGAGAGAGTGAGAATTGGTTGGAGCAAATATACACCTCCTTTGGTTTTAGTTAGGAGGTAGGAGTGAGGAGTTCATGGTGTGCGCGTGCGCGCACGGGTTGAAAATTGGGCCGCAATCCCGTAGGAGCGCACATTGTGCGCCCGGCGCCCTGTGGCAAATCCTGTTATGGCATCTACCGCAAAGCCCCGGAACGGTCAAGACCGTTCCCTACAATGCTGGACCTTAGGCCCGTTTTAACTCCCAACTCCTACTTCCTACCTCCTAACTCTCAATCAGCATTCAATAATGTTAAACTTCAAATTCTTCCACTGTTTCGTCTTGGCGTTATGCCAGGCGATGCCATATTTGCTGCAGTAGCAGGTGGTGGTTTCGGTCTCGGTGGAAGAACCGGCTTTGGGATGGGTGAACTGAAACGTTGTCTTGCCTGCAAACAGCCCGATGGTGTACTTGTATTCGTCGTCCGTCAGGCAGCTGTAGGCGATGGGCCAGGTGGCAACCTTTTCCCGCACCACTTCGCGGTGCATGTACCCGGCTTCGTCGCGCCCGGAATCGCTGGAATCCAGGTCGGAATAGCTCGGTTCAATGTCGCAGTCCGGTGCGTACAGGGATTTGCCATCGATCTGGAACAGATTGGTCAGGGTCACATTACACACCTCCTGTGGCAATGGCCTGTTTGCGCTGCCAGCGCTGTACGGCGCGGCCTACGTCCTCGTCGGTCAGCTCAATGCCGTACACGGCGGAGAGGATCTCCCGCAGCACGGAAACCACGGCTTCAAAGCCCGCCATCTGGCCTGCCTGCAGGTCCTCCATGACCTCGGCCACAGCCTGCTTGATGGTATCCAGCGGAGCTTCTACGTTGGTGCCGTGGTTCTGGTCGCCCAGCACGGCCAGAAACTCCCGGTTCGCCGGGATGACCGCGCCTTGTGCCAGGTAGGGGATCTGCGGGGCGGTCAGGGTGCTGATATTAAACCCAACATGCCCGCCGCCGAATATGTCCGGCAGGTCAAACGAAAGCCCGTTCAGCGCGTTGATGACCGCATTGATGCCGGTCACAACGGCGGAGATCATCCGGTTGATGAAGCCGATGATGCCATTGACGGCGGTCTTGATGGCGTTCGTCATCTTGTCCCAGACGGTGTTGACTGTGTTGCCGATGGCCTGCCAGGCAGCATTCCAGTTGCCGCGGAACACGGCGCTTAAAAAGTCCGCCAGCCCACGCAGCACAACAATGGCCAGATCGATGGCATCCGCAATAGCCCCAACGGCCACGCCAACAACGTCCGCAATGGCGTTGAATACCTCAGCAAACGCGGGACCGAACGTGGCGATGATCCACTTAGCCACCGGGGCCAGCAGGTTGTTCCACAGGTCCAGCAGGCAGTTGGCAACGCTTGCCACCAGCAAAAGAATGTCGTCCCACAGGGGCTTGAGATGGGAGGACCAGAGGGTAGATAAAATCTGCATCAGGTTAGTAAGGATCGGCTGCAAAACGTTCTGCCACAGGGTGGTAAAAATGCTTTGCAGGTTTTCCAGCGCCAGGGCGGCACTCTGGACAATGGGCTGGCCGTACTCGGCCCAGGTCAGCTGAACGCCGCCCAAAAGATCCTGCCAAACGGTCAGGGCAGCGGTTTTCATCTGCTGCCAGGCTGCATCCCACAGCGCGGCGGCGGGGGCAAGCACAGACTGTAATGTAGCCCAGAAATTTTGCAGCTGCTGGTTTAATAGAGCCGGCGGACTTAACTGTGGCGGTTCGGCATCTGCGGCTTTGATTGTTGCAGCGCTGCTGCTTTTGCGGGTGGTGGAAGCCGCCGCAGCTCCGGCACTTTCGGCAAGAGAAGCCTGCAGCCGGTCCAGCTCATCAAATTCCGCAACGCTGCGTTTGGCGG